TTGTAGATAGGTGCAACATTTTTTCCACCTGCGCCCATAATGCCGCCTTGATTTCTATCTGACATTTTGCGTTCCTATCGTAGATTTAAAAATTATGAACGTGATGAGCCGCGAGAGTAGCGACCTGTTGTCTGTGATGTCATCTTGCCTGATACAGGAACACGGTCAGATGTAGTTCCCTTTTTACCAGTTGCTGCAGCAGATGCAGTTTCTTTAACCTGCTTAACAAGGTTCTTGACTGCTGGACCTCTTGACTGTGGGTTCTTTGATGATGTTGAAGACTGAGCAAGTGTTCCTACTGCTGTAACAATGTCGCGTGCTTCGCGTGCTGTTACGCGGAAACGATTTGTAATGTCCTGAATTAAATTATCTTTTGCTTGTGTCTTCTTGCTAGGTGCAAGTTCCTTCATTGGTTGATTTCTTACATTTCCACCAGTTGACTTAGCAGTTCCTGTAATTTTTACTTGCTTCTTTCCAACGTTGCGTTCCATTGCCATTTTATATTTTCCTTATCCGTATTGTTGTGACCATTGGTCTGCAAATGCGTCATCTAAATTGATAGCGAATCTGCGTTCCGTCTGAGCGCGTGTCGCCCAACGGTTGCTTTGATATTGTGATGCTCGACCATTACCGCCGCTATGGCATCTGTGGGACGCAACGACGTCACCTTCCGCCAGTGGACAATGAACGAACCTGAGTTCAAGGAACGAGCCGACAAAGCCCGACTGGTCGGTAAAGGCGTAATCGCAGACCTAGGCGACCTGAAGGAAATCTCCTTCCCAGACTTCTGTGAGCAGTTCTTAGATACTAAGATGTTCCCTCACCACCTCAACTGGATTGACCTGATTGAGGGGCGCGAGCCGCGCTGGATACACCCTGCTATGACCTACGAGCCAGGGGCTACCAACAGAGTGCTCGTGAACGTGCCACCTGAGCACGCAAAGTCTACGGTCATCACGACCAACTACGTGGTCTACAAGATTGTGACCAACCCCAACTCACGAGTCATCATTGTCTCAAAGACTCAGGGTATGGCACGCAAGTTCCTTGGTGCGATTAAGACTCGCCTCAACCACCCCGCCTTTATTAAACTGCAGACCGCTTTTGGTCCAAATGGCGGATATAAGGCAGACGCCACTACGTGGTCTGCAGATATGATTTATTTGGGTACAGGACGCGATAGTGGCGAAAAAGACCCAACAGTTCAAGCACTAGGACTTGGTTCCCAGATTTACGGTGCTCGTGCCGACTTGATTATTGTCGATGACGCTGTGATGGGTAGCAATGCCCACGAGTGGGAAAAGCAGATGGAATGGCTTCAGAAGGAAGTTATCACCCGTCTTGGACGCTACGGTAAACTTATCATCGTAGGTACCAGAGTCTCACCGATTGACCTCTACAAGATGCTACGGGATGGCTCACAGTGGACTGGTGGCAAATCACCCTTCACCTATATGGCTATGCCAGCCGTTCTTGAGTTTGACGAAAAACCTGCAAATTGGAAAACCCTTTGGGCTAAAACTGATAGACCCGAAGGAGATGTGGACGAACCTGATGCTGACGGACTTTATCCGAAATGGGATGGACCCGCGCTCTTTACACGCCGCTCTGAAGTGGCGCCATCTGTCTGGGCTATGGTCTACCAGCAGGAAGACGTCCAGGAAGACTCGATATTCTCTCCAACCTGTGTGGCTGGCTCAGTCAACGGAATGCGAAAAAGAGGACCGCTAAAGGCAGGTAACCCTGGTCATCCTCGTCACGTTGAGGGCTACACCATCATTGGTCTTGACCCTGCTATGGCAGGTGCAACAGGAGCCGTGGTCTGTACCTACAACAAGGCTGACGGAAAAATCTATGTGCTAGATGCTGTCAATATGACAGACCCTACTCCACAGAAGATTCAAAATTTAATCGAAGATTGGGTGGAGAAATACCGCCCTCAGGAATTGCGTATCGAAATCAATGCCCATCAGAAAGCGTATGCGCTGGACGACAATTTACGAAACTTCTTGGCAGGTTACGGTACGCAACTGAATTCACACTTTACAGGCAAGAACAAGTGGGACACTTCTTTTGGTGTGGCATCTATGGCTACCTTATTTGGTAACACACGAGATGGCAGATTCCAAGATAACAACATCATCGAACTACCAAGCAATGAAGGCTCTGAGGGTCTAAAGACCCTTGTACAGGAACTCATTACGTGGAAGCCAGATACTAGAAACCCCACTGACGTTGTAATGGCTCTATGGTTTGCGGTCATCCGTATTAGAGAGTTAATGCAGAGGTCAAGTCAAGCAGCACAATATCAAAGCAACCGTTGGGCGACTCGCGCTCAAACGGAACGCAGATTCGCTATCAACCTAGATGACGCATTTGCAGACCAATGGTCACAACAATACGGATAAGGAAAAAACAAAATGGCAAAGCCAATGGATAAGAACTCACTAATTCAAGACATTACAAATCGTTTCCGCGTAACAGCACGTGAAGCACGCGACATTGTTACAGCAGTTGGAACATTTGCTCAGGCTGCAACATCATCAAAGAACCCACAGTCAAAGGGTCCAGCAGGCAAGAACCTTGTTAAGCAGGTTAAAGAAACTGCTTCTGCTGCAGCAACTGGTAAAAAAGGAACTACATCTGACCGTGTTCCTGTATCAGGCAAGATAACATCACAGTCTACAGGTCGCTACACCCGCGGCTCATCACGTTCATAATTTTCAAAAATATAATAGGAGAATATTATGCCATCAATTATGCCTAGCAAGCCTAGCAAAGGCTTGACAGCAGAAGATTACATTTACGCAAGAGAAGTTGCAGGCTCTGCTGCTGGAAAGACTCGTCGTCAGGGACTTACCAAAAAGCAAGCACAAGTAGACCTTGCTTATCTTGAAAAGAAATACCCTACGATTCGTAAAAATTATGATGTCAAGGGTGTTACTGTTTCTAAAATTAACAAGACATACACCGCTTAATTTTTAAATCTACGTTAGGACAATAATGGCATTATCAATGGAACAGGTAGCAGCGCGTGTTGAATCTTTGCGCTACCGTAATAGCGAGAGAGATGCTCGCAACCTTGACGTCCTTGCTGTCCGTAAGGGTCAAATCTCACAGGTTTACCCTGACTTCTTTCCAGATGGCGTAGATGCCAACGTAGTTGCTAACTTCATTGACATTGTGGCACGTGACCTTTCAGAGGTTATGGCACCACTACCAGCGGTCAATTGCTCTGCAGCCAACGCTGTCAACGACAGAGCGCGTACATTTGCAGACAAGCGTACTCGCATTGCATCAAATTACTTTGCACACTCTGACCTATCGGTACAAATGTACTCAGGTGCAGACTGGTACATCACATATGGTTTCGTTCCGTTCATTATTGAATTGGACGAAGAAGCAAAGTTGCCACGTATCCGCATAGAAAACCCGATAGGTTCCTATCCAGAGTTTGACCGCTATGGACGTTGTGTGGCATTTGCTAAGAAATACCTGATGACATTGGGCGAACTCGTTACTCAGTTTCCAGAGTTTGAAAGGCAACTGCTTGGTGGTCAAGGCTACAAGCAAGACCTTAATAACGAGGTTGAGTTAATTCGCTATTATGACAAAGACCAATCAATCATCTACTTACCAACAAAGCAAGACTTAGTTCTTTCTAAGGTTAAGAACCCTCTAGGCAAAATGATGGTTATTGTTGCACGTAAGCCTTCAGTTGATGGCGAACTACGTGGACAATTCGATGATGTTCTAGGTATCCAGTTGCTACGCAACCGCTTTGCGTTGCTTGCAATGGAAGCAGCAGAAAAATCAGTTCAGGCACCTATCGTACTTCCTCAGGATGTGCAAGAGTTGCAACTTGGTGGAGACGCAGTTATCCGTACTGCTAACCCAGCAGGTGTGCGCCGTGTCGAACTCACGCTTCCACAGGGTGCATTTACAGAGCAGACATTGCTTAACCAGGAACTTCGTGTTGGTACACGTTATCCTGAATCTCGTACAGGTAACATTGATGCTTCAATCGTCACTGGACAAGGCGTGCAAGCACTTATGGGTGCATTCGATACCCAGGTCAAGTCAGCACAGGCAATCTTTGCTGCAGCACTACGCGATGTAATCAGCCTCTGCTTTGAAGTTGATGAGATGATTTACCCAGAAGAAAAAACAATTCGCGGAGTAGATTCAGGTTCTCCATATGAAATCACATACAAGCCAACCAAGGACATCAAGGAAGATTATTCTGCTGATGTTCGTTACGGTATGCTCGCTGGTCTTAATCCAGCACAAGG